GGTCAAAACCGAGCTGGACCTGAGCGACGGCTTGGCGGAGTACTTCCGCATCGCCACCAAGAGAGGCTAACCACATGCACGAGACGTCACCCCTGGGAGGCTATGCGTGTCCGCACGCTTGCGGCGAACCGACGCAGGGCATACGGGGTGAGCGCGGCGCCAACAAACCAATGTGCGCCAACATAGAAGGCCACTGAGAGACGAGCGGCAGCGAGCCGCCTCCAAGAGTTGTCGCTTGTCCTCCTCAGCCGCGGGCGCAGCCCGCATTGCATCCACTTGCAGCAAATCAAAGGAGCCTGCACTAATGGTTGACTTCCAAAGCATCCTCAACACCAAGGTTGACGAAGCTGAAGCCCCGAAGCCGCTGCCCGAGGGCACGTACCTGGGCCGCATTTCCGGTCACGAGTTTGGCGAGTCGCCGCAGAAAAAGACGCCGTACTGCCGCGTTCACTGCCAGCCCACCGAGGCCCAGGACGACGTGGACGAGGAAGCACTCAACGCGGTGCTGGCCCAGGTCGAGAATGATCTGTCCCGCCGCACCCTTCGGGAGGACTTCTACCTCACCGACAACGCCCTCTTCCGTCTGCGGGAGTTCCTTGAAAACCACCTCAAGCTGGAAACCAGCGGTCGGCCGTTCTCTGAAGTGATCCCGGAGATGGACGGGCAGTTCGTGAAGTTCCGCGTGTACCACGAGCTGCCGCAGAACGCAGACCCGGCCACGGCTACGCCGCGTGCCCGCATCGCTGGTTTCACTGCCGCAGAGTAGCGCACACGCGCACGTGCAGCGGGTTTTCCACCTCCCCACCCGCTGCCTACTTGGGTAGGGGCCTTAGTGCCCCTACCTTCTTCTACCAGGGATTGCCTCGCCATGCAACTCCACCACCTTGACCCCAACAGCATCACCATCCCACCCGAACGTCAGCGCAGCGACGTGGGCGACCTAGAGGAGCTAGCCGAGTCTATTCAGTCAATCGGCCAGATCAACCCAATTACCATCACCCACAGCCATGAACTAATTGCAGGTGAGCGTCGCCTTTGGGCTTGTCGCCAAGCTGGCATTCAGGTGCTAGTACGCTACTACGAGGACTTAGCTCCGGTTGATCGCATGATCCTCGAGTGGGACGAAAATGCCCGCCGCCAGGACCTACCCTGGAAGGAAGCAGCAGAAGCCCTACTCAGCATCCACGAGCACCTCGAACACAGCCAAACCAAATGGACCATCACTGACACCGCACGCAAAGTCGCCATTCCGCAATCCAAGGCCAGTCGCATCATTCAGGTAGCCCGCGAGCTTCGCAAGGGCAACAAGCGGGTGCATGAAGCAGCTAATCTTCATTCCGCCTACAACGTCGTCACCCGCGACCAGACGCGAGCCGTCGAAAACGAGATGGCCCTCCTGACTGGCAACCTGGGCATCGAGGAGGACGACGAACATGACGACGACAGCGGTGATGCTCCAACCGCCGATCCTGCTGGTGGCGGCGACCAAGGGCAAAACACTACGACTACAACACCCACAGCTGATCAGCCTAAACCCCGAGTGCGGCGAGCCGATCGAGATATTGCTGTGGCTGACTTCCTCGAGTGGGCACCATCTTATACTGGTAGAAAGTTTAACTTTCTACACTGCGATTTCCCCTACGGGATTTCTCACCAATCCAGTGCCCAAGGAGGGTCAGGCCGGTGGGGCGCGTATGATGACAGCCCTGACGTATACTGGCGCCTTTGTGCCTGCTTGGCCGAGAACCTGGACCGCATTCTCCTCCCAAGCGCTCACGTTGTCTTTTGGTTCAGCATGAACTACTACACCGAGACGCTCGACTTTTTTGCTAAAGCAGCGCCCTCGCTCGAATTCGCCCAGTTACCATTAATTTGGCATAAAACGGATAACCGGGGGATCGTCGCGGACGTGCAACGCCGCCCCCGTCACGTGTACGAAACGGCTTTCATGGCCGCACGTGGCGATCGGAAGATCATCCAACCCGTTGCCGATGTGTATGGCGCACCCACTGGCAAAAGCGAGGCCCGCCACCTTAGCGAAAAACCCGAGCCAGTCCTCAAACACTTCATGCGAATGTACGTGGACAACATGACTGAAATGCTCGATCCCACCTGCGGCAGCGGCTCTGCCTTACGTGCAGCTGAAGCCCTTGGCGCTAAGCGAGTGCAGGGCTTTGAGCGTGATCCCGAAACAGCTCAGGCTGCCCAAGCTGAGCTGCAATCCTTCCGAACTCTACGTGCCGCGGAGACCTACGCATGACCAAAGAGCGCACTCGCATCAGCTTTAAGCACGAGTCTGACGTCACCCTGATGCGAATTAGCAACCGCGAGGACGACACTCCAGTCGCCACACTCGTCCTAAGCCCAAGCGATTGCGAATGGCTCCGCAAACAATTGTGGCGCGAAAAGCCACAGCCACCCCTAAGTGACACCAGCGAAGGAAAGTCCTAACCATGACCAACAGCCGCGAAGAATGCCTCAAGCAAGTCCGCGAAGCCGTCTGCTCTGACCGCAATCGCGACTACGGCGATCCCGAGGACAACTTCCTGGATATAGCTAACATTCTCAATGTTCTGCTACGAGACAAGCTTCATCCCGAACACGAGCTACACCCTACTGACATAGCCCTTATCATGATAACCACTAAGCTGGCCCGCGCCAAAACCAGCCCATACAAGCTGGACCACTACGTCGACATGGCTGGTTATGCCGTGTGCGGCTACGCTTGCGTCGAAAAGCAACACGCCGAGGAAGGTCTAAAGCCCGGCCAGATCTTTCAAGGCTGTCCCAAGTGCAACAGCTACCAGCGACTGTACGATGAGCGCAACCCCGGCTGGCACGAGTGCATGAACTGCGGCTGTAGATATAAGGTGGCTCCCTGATGGCCCACAAACGCATCACACCCCACATACCCTCTAACGCCATGCCGGTAGTGCTGGTGGGTGAGGCGCCAGGCGAGCAGGAGTCTGTCGTCGGTAAGCCTTTTGTCGGCAGCAGCGGCAAAGAGCTGCGTGCTATGTGCCGTCAGGCCGGCTTCGACTCCAACCTGTGCTACCTAACCAACGTGTTTTTTGAGCGTCCGCCCGGCAACAAGGTGGACTACTTCATGTGCAAGAAGGCTGAGGCCAGCAAGGAGTACGCCCACTACCTGCCCAAGCTGCGCCGTGAGCACCCGAACTACCCCTGGCCCGACAAATACACCTTTGCCAAGCTCGGCCAGGGCAAGTACGTCCACCCGCACTGGCTTGGCGAGTTAGACCGCCTGCGGCAAGAGCTAACCGAATGGCAGCCCAATCTCGTAATTGCCCTGGGCGCCACCGCCAGTTGGGCGCTGTTGGGCGAGGGCAAAATCACCAACATGCGCGGCACCGTAGAAGAGTCCACCCTGGTGCCCGGCCTCAAGGTGCTACCGACATTCCACCCTGCTGCTATTATGCGTCAGTGGCAGCTACGGCCGGTAGTGATTGCTGACCTACACAAAGCCAAGCGGGAAATGAGCTTTCCAGGCATTTCTCGCCCCAAGCGTCAAATCTGGATCGAGCCCACCCTGCAGGACATATACGACTTCCACGAGCAGTACGTTGAACCAAGCGACTGGCTCTATTGCGACGTCGAAACCGCACAGGGCCAAATCACCTGCTTCGGCATCGCACCCGACGAGAACCACGCCCTCGTCATACCCTTTGTGGATCGCAAAGCCCAGGGCAACAGCTACTGGCAAAACGCTGCCAGCGAACTGCTTGCATGGCAGTGGATCGACTACTGGATGCGTGGGCGCTGGTTCAAGGTCGGCCAAAACTTCAACTACGATATGCAATACATCTGGGGAGTCCACGGCATCCCAGTGTTCAACTTCGCAGACGACACCATGCTGATGCACCACGCCATCCAGCCCGAAATGAAGAAGGGCCTCGGCTTTATGGGCAGCATATACACCAACGAGGCTTCATGGAAGCTAATGGTCAAACACTCTGGAGAGGACTCGGTGAAGCGTGATGAGTGACGAGCACGACGACGACTCGATCTTGCCAATCGAGCGTAATGTACCTATCCCGCCCCGCAAAGACTCACAGATAATACACAGAGAGTTAACTTACACCTTCAACCAACTTCAACCTGGAGACAGTTTCTGGTATCCCGCAACAACTCAAGACAAGGCGGTGAAAGCTATTCATCGTCGCGCTAAAGAAAAGGGCTGGAAGGCAGCTACTCGGAGAGAAAAACGTAACGGCAAGTGGGGAACTCGCATATGGCGGACCGAGTAGATCGAGCTGAGCAAAATTCGATGGTGTCAATCACCCGGGTCCAACTAGAGTCGCCGTTCTCTGGCGACCTCGATCGCAACATGCGCTACGCTCGCCGCGCCATGCGGGACAGCCTTGACCGTTGGGAGGCGCCCTTTCTAAGCCACCTGCTCTATACTCAGGTGCTGGACGACAACGATCCTAGCGACCGCGAACAAGGTATAGCCTGCGGTTGGGCTTGGCTAATGCAGTGCGACTATGCTGTATTTTACCTCGACTACGGCATGAGCAGCGGAATGCAGAGATCCCTTGACCTTTGTAACGAGCTGAACATTCACACCGTGTTCCGCTACATCGGCAAAAACGAGCAGGAGGCACACGTCACTCATGGCACGCATCATACACACTGACCAACTCGCCCCCGGCGCACTCGACAAGCAAACGTCCCTGTTTGTTTACAACGGCTTGGACTGCTGCATCACCGGCGAGGTCCACGGCAAACTGCAAGAGCAAATCGAGCCTGTCCGCGGCATCTATCGCTTCGAGCGCGACTGCCTCGCGCCCGCCCTCGAGATGATGCTGCGCGGCACCAAAATCGACGGCAACTGGCGTAGCTTCAAACTTGATCAGCTACACCGCCAGCGGCGTCAAGTGCGTGAAAGCCTAGAGTACCTCACCCGCAAGCTGTGGGGCTTGGCCTGCAATCCCAACAGCCAGCAGCAGCTCAAGGAGGTGTTCTACTCCCGGCTCGGCATCCCGCCCATTGAGGTGTTCGACAAAGGCGAAGCCAAGGAGCCTATGAACCGTGAGGTTTTGGAAAAACTCTGTGCCTACATCTATGCTCGCCCGTTTGCACAGCTTGCCCTGCGCTTCCGTGACCTCGATAAGAAAATCCAGGCCCTCAACGCACAAGCTGAGTCGGATGGGCGAATGCGTAGCAGCTACAACGTAGGCGCCACGGAAACCGGACGCTGGAGCAGCTCCAAAGGTGCGTTCGGCGGCGGCCTAAACGATCAGACTTGGACTAAGGAGCTGCGCGAGCTATTCGTCGCTGACGAAGGCTACGAGCTGTTCCAATCTGATCTTGAACAGGCTGAGGCCCGCGCCGTTGCTTATCTCGCACAGGACGAAAAGTTCATCGCCGCCTGCGAGTGCCTCACTGCTGATCATGAGGTGCTCACACCCGATGGATGGCTACCCATATCAGAAAAACCTGATACTATACTCCAGGTTTGGCAGTCAGGATCGTCTAACTTCGGTTCAGTTGTCAAGTGGCATGAAAGTACAGCTAGTCAACTGCTACATTTCCGCAATAGCAGTTTTTCGTTAAGCTGTACATACAATCATAAACTTCCAGGCAACAAAACTGCTGGAGAAATTGCATCTCTGGCTTCTTACACGTTACCATTAACGTCCACCTTTACAGGAGGTACATCCCAAGACTTATCTAAGATTAAGCTCCTCGCAGCCTTCCAAGCTGATGGACACATCAAACCTAACGGAGCAGTAAGATTTGCATTTAGAAAAGAGCGTAAAATCACGCGTATTACGCGGCTACTTCAAGCTTGTGGTATCACCTGGAGCGAGTATTACCGCCACAATTCCGTAGAGTTTTACATTCACCGCAAGCATTCTAAACAACTAAGTTGGCCTAAACAAGCTGGAGCCTACATTTTGGAGTGGGACGCAGAGGCACTGGCAGCTTATGTAGAGGAGCACCGTTTTTGGGACGGTCATACAGATGAGCACGGCCAAACCCGCATCACAGCTGAAGACAAGCAGCACTTAGAATGGTTACAGACAGCAGCCCACATAACAGGAATTGCTGCGAGCATCAATCAAGAAAAACAAAAATACTGGAGACTAACACTTAAGAGCTGGAGTTCAACACAAACTCGTAGCATGAAAATCACAAGTGAAAACGCTAGCCGTCAGGTTTACTGCCCCACAGTTCCTTCGGGATACTTTCTGGTACGTCATCAAGGTAAAGTATCTGTTACAGGGAACAGCGGAGACCTATGGACTTTCGCTTGCAAGTTGATTTGGCCTGGGCTTGACTGGAGCGGCAAACTCGGATACACTGAGGACTTGGCTGCCGACAAGCAAGTAGCCGAACAGAAGTTCTTCCGCCATTTCAGCTACCGCGATATGGCAAAGCGGGGAGGCCACGCCTTTGA